ATCCAACTGTTGCTGCGGCTGCAGATAAGGTTGATCCGGCACCTATTTGATCCATCATAGTCTCTACATCTGCAGAAGTTTCTGTTCCTACGATAACACGTTTAGGAGTTAAGTGAGTTCCTGCTGTATGTGGTCCGGCTAACTCATTAAATGCCTCTGGTATCAAATATCCCTTTAATGTAACACTAAATTCTGTTCTTATTAATCTTTCTTTATCGGCCACTTCTGTAGCATCTGAATAACTATCAATATTAGTTCTAAATCTCATTCTATTCGGTTCACCCCAATACGAACCTGCTGACCAATTAATCCTCTCAATTAATTTGTTCATTTGTTCAATATAATGAGTCCAAACAATAAAATCATAACTCAATACCATATAATCTGGCATTGCAACATTATAATATTCTTTTTGTGGTATTAACCCTTGTTGAACAGAAAAATTATCATATCTATTATTTGCATTATATTTTCTTTCAAAAGAATAATGAAGTTTTGGTTCTTCAGGATCCATTTTATCAACCGATATCGTATCATCCTTTTCCATTCCAGTCCGTCTGAACGCTACAACAGGTAATATAATTTGTCTTTTAGAATCTCTCATAAAACCAGTTTTTTGAATTGCGGCCCATCTTTCTGGAGAAGAATACATTATAGGAACTTTTACAGTTTCACCATTTTCAACAACCGTAGGTTTAATAACATTTTCAAAATAGAACATAATTGCACTATCCATGTCCATTAAACTTACAGATATATCTTGTATTTCATCTGTTCGTTTTCGTTGAAGTGCTCTATTTATAACTTTTCTTTGACTTCGTGGTAATGGTTTTTTTCTAGCCATTAGATACTCCGTATGCGTTCAATATTAAGATTAGAAAATCTAACTCTGAATGTATTACAACTTACAGTCCAATTATTATCTTGTTGTCCCCCTACAAGTTGATTTTCATTAATAGATTCAATTTCAAAATATGCCCAATTCCATTCAAACACATCACCAATTTCTGGAACCAATGATAAATCAATCAAGGTTTGTCGTAATATATTAAATGTTGCGTTTTGTTGTTCATCGGGACCAAATTCATCAGTATTCCAATCGAAATCTGCCGCATCTACTAAACAAGCAAATTTTACACCATCTTTCCATCTTTTGCCACCTGCGGCTTCACCATACATATTTGTTTGTGTATCTTGAACTGATACTTTATAAAGAACTACTTGTTGATTGATTATTCCATCTTTACCTGTCTTTAGATCACCAATAAGTTCTTTATTTACCCGTTCAAAGACATTTAAATCCCTCTGTGGTAAAAATCTTCCTGCCATAATATTATCCTATATAAATTGGTAAAGGAACTTTTTGTAATTTCTCTTGTAATCTCGTTGCTTCTTCACTATCCGCCTCTAACATTAATTTTCTACTTGATGCTTCAAGATTTTCTCTTAATTGTGTAACGAGAAACTCCTTTTCCGTCTGTGCCTCCCCTCTTAATGTATCTCCATCAAGAGTAGTTTCTGCGTTTGGAACTGGAATAGAACCATACTTACTTCTAATCATTCCAAGTAATTCTTTACTTAATGCAAGTCCATATTTTCTAACCCATTGTTTTCCAACATCATTAATATATTGATATTCCATATTATTATATGGTACATTGGAATAGTCTGATACTACATTAGAAGTTTCTCCATATGCAGTCTGTAATGGATTATCTCTATCTGATTTTCTGAGATATTCAACCCATAATTTATAATTTGTTGTTGGATTTGGAAAAATTCTAAGTTTATTGTTTCTCAATTCAAATGTATGTGCCGATTTCCTCATTTGATCATTAAATTCAATTGCTTGTATTCTCAAAAGGTCTGCGTACATTGGCATCATCATAAATTGAACTGCTGGTGTCATATTCCCCCAACCAAAACCATCCATCATATTATAAGAACCTGCTCCTGTTCCTGCGTATGGATCAAAATATCTTTGAATTGCTGGTGTTGCTTCATAATAGACCTTACGAATCTCTATAGCAGCTCCACTTTCAGAAACATCTGCCAATAATACATTTAAATCATATACCTGAGAACCACTATTAACACTAATAGAACCACTTTTGTAGTCTATTGTTCCACCAACTCCTGCCTCAGTACCATATTGTTCTGAAACTCTAATTGCATCTGCAAAATTTGGTGTTACTCGTTTATGGGTAACATTTGAACCCGTTGCTTGTCCACGTAAGGACAATAAATTTTCTCTAATATTGAATTGATTAACTTGTGCTGAATATTCAGTAATTGCTTCTTCAAAACAAGTATAAAATTGTGAGTCTTGTAGTTCTATTGCCATAATTGGATAACCAAGTCTTTTGGCTGACCAATTAGCAAATTTTGGTGCATCTGATTGAAATGTGGAATCATTATCATACAACCCAAAAGGTGTATTTCCACTTACCGCTGAACCACTTCCTGGCCATATAGCTTCCATATTGTGATCTCCTTAAAAAAGATATTATTACTCAACTATAAATATAACGGCAATAAAAAAGGGGAGTTTAATACTCCCCTTCTTTATTTGATCTATTTAATTACTATGAATTAAACGTAGTTGACATCTGCGACGATGACTTTACCGTAGAATTCAGGACGAACCATCTTCTTCGCGTATCTTGTCATTACACCCTTACGAGGAGTGAAATTAACAGGATCGTAAACAAGAGGAGTCATGATTAACGGTACATACGGTGCGTAAACAGCTCCAGTTTCAAGGAAATTACTTCCTCTGAAACCCATTAAGATGTCATTTTCTAACATATATGGGTTTTTATAAACCGTATATCTGTTATTCAATGCACCAACTTTTTGAACACCCATTGCGTAGGATGTATTAGCTGAATCACCATCAGAATCTGCTGCGTATCCAGGGATACTTTCTATGATAGTTGCTGTTTCAGGTGAAATCACCATGAAGTTAGCTCCACCACGTAGAGTTTTCTGATGTATCGTGTTAGATACTGACTGTAGTTTGTTTCCAAGAGTCTGGAACCACTCACCCTTAGTGTAAGCGTTGGAATTACCACTCACTTCACTAAATACGGTATTTGCGGAATCATACTCAAAACCAGTTTTTGCTGACCAATATTCGGTCTTAGCATTAGCGTTTAACTTCAACATATCAAGGATTTCCAAATCAATTTCCATTGAAATGTACTCACTCAACATAGAAGTAAGTTCTGCTTCTGCATCAACACTATGATAAGCGTTAAGGTCTTGAGCTAACTCAGGAGTCCAGATAGCTTTAAGCTTACGAGTTTTCGCAACTATACTAACTGAACGTAACTGAATGTCAATCTCAGGAATATCAACATCATCTGCTGAATTCGGGGATGGTGTAGTGAACGTAGATTGTTCAAAATCACCACGAGATGTATCTAATGGTTGCTGATGATACTTTACTCCAACACCACCTGCGAGCGTACCATTAGTAGATTTTACATAAAAGTAAAAGTTGGTAGCATCATAAGATGTATATGCTGGATAATGTGCGGAAACATCAGAACCACTTACTGCAAATGCACGACAACCTTCAACATCTGGTCTTGTAAAATTACTTCTTGCGATAGTAAGTTTAACAACCTGATCTGCGGCTGTTGTTGCAATTGACGAACTCAATGAAGGTTCGAATTCTACTTCTTTCCAAGAAGCAGAAGCTGCGGTTGGTGCTATAGTGCCAGTTTCTTGGTCATTCACCGAATATCCAAATTTACCAGCTCCATAAAGACCACCACTTGCGTCTGCGTTAGAAGCGGAAGTGTTACCATGAATATCAAACCCTTTTGTATGTTGTCCAGATTGAACCGTTCCATATTTGAAGTCAAGATAGAAAATCAGACCACTTGGTAGATTCATCGGCTGTACGCTGACGAAATCTTGTGCTGCCAATTCACCAAAGATTCTACGAACCAATGGTAAAGCAACACCTGACCACTCTTCAGAATTCGAAGCAGTACCAGTTTTTGAACTTTCGTCAATAAGCTGGCGTGCTTGGTTTTCTAAAAGAACTGCCATTCCGTGAACTTCATTATCTCTTTCAAGACCTTCAAGTAAACCAGTAGGCTCCCACTTACTGACTAACTTTTGGGTTTCGGCTAAACGACTACGGTTGGAATCATAGCTATCCATCAGTTGTTCGATGGATTGTAAATTATCTGCCATTTTTTTTCTCCAAAAAATCGTTAAGATTTTTGTTAATTGTTATAGAATATTAGCTAACTTCTGGAAGCGTTG